ATCAGTAAAACATCATAGAGGAATTACCCATGGCAGATTGCCAGAACAGCAACGAACGTTTGTTCGGTGGTGCCGTTGTGCTTGAAGTTGCCGATGGCTGCAGCGATGTGCTGCCGCAGGAGTCGGAATGGAAAGCTCTGGCCGCCGGCACAAGTAAGGGGTGGGACTTCTCACCAAATACTGTCACGTCTGACGCAGATGATGGTGGTGGCTTTGTTGAGAGCATCATCACCAACTCGGATTTCACCATGAGCTTTGAAGGTGAAGTGCGCAAGAAAGGTAAGCTGGACCAGTATGGCGTTGGCCGCTTCATCAAGTATTTCGCCGCTGAACTTAAGGCCAGGCGCCAGCCTGGCATCTGGGTTCGTATGGAATACGGTGAGGTGACATTCCAGGGCTACATGGTCATCACAGCACTAAGCTCTGACGGTGGCACGAATGATATCGTGACATTCACCACAGAGTTCAAAGTGGGCGATGCTACGACCATTCAGGTTATCGATACTGATGAGACTGTCGTAGCAACAGGCGTAACAGTAACTCCAGCCACAGCAAGTCTGGCAGTTGGTGCTACACGTCAGCTTACTGGCACTGTACAGCCTACTGATGCAACTGACCGCACCGGCACCTGGACGAGCTCGGATGCTACGAAAGCAACCGTCAGCAGCACCGGTCTGGTTACGGCGGTAGCAGCGGGCTCAGCGACAATCACTTTTAAGTCGAATGACGGCAACTTTATCGGCACCTGCGCGGTTTCTGCCACAAGTTGATAATCGAGCGGGCATTACCTTGCCCGCGTTTTGACAGCCTTGAACGCTGAGGTGTTTGACAGGAGTTGTGTGGGTTGTTATCATTTGGAAGCAAATGAAGTTATTTAGGCTAGGTGGTGTCGGGAGTTCAATTCTCCCCCTAATCGTAGCAGGCATTCTATTTTCAATCAGTTACATAGCTGGTTATAAAAAGAACAAGCTAATTGCTCAGAAATCCACCAATCCAGAAGGAGCTAAATAATGAAAATCTTCAAAAATAAAATTCAAGAAATCAGTTTTTACGAGTCGATCCAAAACTTCAGTAACAACGGTGCATTTGTTGCGTTAGGTTCAGGCCAGACACTACTATCCTAAGTAGCTTCATTTTTGCAAACCCCGCTAATCGCGGGGTTTTTTTTATGGGCAAAATTTATATGGTGCCGTACAAAGACATTGGCGAGTGCCTGATTAGCTACGGCGAAGATGAATATTTCTTTCGCCCATCCTTTACTGCGATGTCGCGCATCGGAACGCCGGAAGAAATCGTAGAGGTGTTTTACGCGCTGCATAACGACGAAGCTACACCTCGCCTGAAAGCTCTGGCTGAGAACTATCAGGCCATCCCTGAGCATCAGCGACGGTTCTACGCTGCATACAGCGGCAGCGATATTGTGCCAGCCTTTGCTCTCAAGTGGCTGCTGTCTTCAGCATGCTCTAAAGCTGCGATATCAGCCGCAATGATTGTACTGGCCGCCTGCTGTGACAGGGATGCCACTCCGCTGACTGGTGAGCTGGTGCCGGGTAAAACAGGGCGCCGCACATTCGTTTACCGGCCCGGAGCAATGCCGGTGAGGGATATGATGCTGATTTCTCAGTCCCTCATTCAGCATGGCATCATAGGTAAGGCTAAGGTCAGAAAGCTGCAGCGCCATGAGGGGAGCAGCACTTCAACTGAGTTCAATGCCTTCGAATACATCAGTGCAGCCCGTACCCATCTTGGCATGAGCCGCCAAGAGGCGGAGCAGCTGACGATGACAGAGTTCCAGATGATGCTGGCGGCGAAGTTTCCAGAGCAGAAGGGCTTCACACGTGAAGAGTACGACAGCGTGGCTGATGATTATCTGGCGAGGAAGGCTAGGAAACTGGCGAAAGGATAAGTAAACCCAGTCCAGATCGAGATTACTTAGCCTTTGAAAAGTTGAATATTTGTATCAATAGTAAGCTAATGTGCATGAGAGATGCTGCAGACATGCCAATACAGATACTAGGTAGCATAGGTATAGGAGTTTTACTTGTGGCCATCAAGAAAATGCCAACGAAGAAAACCATACCTAGCTCAACAAATGTCAATGCGTACAAAATTACAACCGAAGACATATAGCCATATGCTTTCAGCTTGTACATGTTGCGTCCGCCAAGGCCCATCATAAAAGTTAGAGCAGCTATCAGTATGGCTATTGTAGTACCTGAGTACGATGCCATAGCTGCCCCCAAGGCGTCCCTATGCTCAGAAAAGGAGACGCCTTCGGCAAGCCAGCGAATGATGCAGTAAGCTACCACTACGAACGCATAAGGTATGGTAAAAAGTATGATCGCAGGGGTGATTTTTATGCGCATTCTAGCCCCCTCTCCTTAAGCGTTTAGATGGTTAATTCGTCTCCGAACATGTTTGCAAAACATTCTACAATAATCGGCTTCATCCTGATGTAGCAAGTTGCCATTTCTAACGCTAAATCTTCGTTAGTGGAACGATAAAGGTTAGCGCTTATCTGACCTTTGTTAGACAAGTAAAATTCCGTTAGCAAGTCGGCGGCTTCTTCCTTACCTTTAAGCAAAATGCTTTCATGTTGTTCATCAATGTTATCAATTATTTCCTTGGCAAAGCCTTTTATGTTACGCCTTCTTTTAGGTTTAATTGTGATTTCAATGCCTTCAAGAAGTTCTTCGTCAATAGATTGTGCGCCAAGCGTTCGAAGCACAGGACCAAGTAACCTTGAAGCTGACTCGACTCTAATGGTAGTTCTGCCGATAAACTGCATGTTCATCGCATCATCTTTTGTGATGTCGCGCATGAGTGGCTCAATAGATAACTTATGGCCATCCGGAATTTTACAGCGGGCGTTTAAATATGCAGTCAGCTCTCTGACGCTTGGCCCATAAAGCGTCTTTGCGAACCCAATAACGTTTCCGCTGATATAAAGAAATGAAGGAAACCCGAGCGATTCATCGGAGCTCAATGAGCTTCGAATCTCATCTACAGAAAAGGTTTTCCGGTTTATTCTTTTTACGAGATCTGAATCAAATGTTTTTGTAATGAGGAAGGACTCTCCAGAAATGTGGTGAGCAAAAACGTAATAATCTTCTATCTGTTGAGAATGATTTTTGGCATCGATTACTTGCTCAGATAAAAGCCTTAAGAAGTCTAGCGGGGTCTTCTTCCCTGAGTTTTTATCAAGTGCGTAGATGGCGTTGAAGCTTAATTTCATTGTGAGTCCATAAATTAGCGTTGTGGCCGCTCCTTGCCATGTTGCATGTTATCTCAATGGCATTGGATGAGGTGATGGAGCGTATGATTACCAAGCGCTCTAGGAATCATCCTATCCTTACTTTGTCTGTTCGCCCATCCTGATAGATGATCAGTGCTTATGTTTTCGTTACTTTTTTCCACACTGCTTGGTAGATTGAGTATCCACAGTCAGCAAGGGAAAAAAAATGAAATTAGAAATCAGAAGCATTCATGGGCATGGAAAAGCTACAGAAGAGTATGTGATCATTGATGTTTTAAGTGATTGCGATGCTAAGTATTACATGGTTGCTGACACCACTTATCAATCTGGTGGTATATCCAATAAAGTAAGACATACGCATTGGTTCTATCCAGCCGCCCTAAAAAAGGGAGACGTTTTAGTCTTGCATACTGGCACAGGAACGGATAGAAGCGACAAGCAAACAAACGGGGCAACCTATCATCAAAGATTTTGGGGTCTAAAATCTGCTGTATGGAATGATGATGGAGATGGTGCGCTACTTTTTGAGATTAATACCTGGAGAACTACCAAAGTTGCTGAAACGAAGTGAAATGAAGACCATCTTCGGGTGGCTTTTTGTTTTGCATCACCTTGCACCCACTCCATGTTAGGATTTATCCCATCATTTACTTTGGGGATAGGGATATGAAGAAGCTGATTTTGGGTGCATTGGCGATAGTTACGGTTACTGCTGCTAGCAAGCCGCCTTACAATCTGCACGTGCCGTCAGATCCTAATGCTACCTTTACAGTGCTGGAGATTGGAAACAAAGGAAATCTCGCCACTATAATCACCAAGCGAGATGGAAAGTCAGGCACAACTTATTCGCAGCGTGCCTACGATTGCAGCGCAAGGAAGGTTATGTATTTAGGTTCTGGCGAGACATTAGGTGAGATGCGCTCATCTAAACCTGACGATCACCTTTCATCAATAGTTGATGGCTCAATTGCAGATTATGTCGGTAATGAGGCATGCAAATAGAATCAACCCCCTTCAAACAACCCGCTTCGGCGGGTTTTTTATTGCCCGGAGATCGTGATGTCAGAAAAAGTCGGAGAGATTTACTACGAGGTTGGTGCTGACATTGCTCCTCTATTGCAAGGCTCCACGCAAGCTAATGCTGCGCTTGATGCTATGGGAAAGGGTGCAGACAAGGCATCAGGCAACATGGACGGACTTGAGCGCTCCGCATCAAAGACTGGCAAGGCTGTTGCCCGAGCTGCTGACGATGCAAGTCAGGCCGCGAAAATCATGGAGCGTCTCGGTAATGAGATAGCGGTGCTGGAAGAGGCCAACCAGAATGGAGCCCGCAGCGCCACTGTATTGGCTGCACAACTGATAGCTGCAGGTGAAGCATCAGAAGCGCAGACAAAAGAGATTGGAAACCTTGCAGGCAAGCTTTTCGATGTAAAAGAGGCTGCCGCTGAATCAGCAAAGTCACTTGCCTCAAACGCTGCGGCGATGCAGCGAGCTCAGTCAGCCATTGCTTCGCTGGAGAGCGACGTATCAGTGTTGAGCGACGAAATGGAGTCTGGATCACGTAGCGCCGCTATCCTCGCTGCTCAGTTAAAAGCGGGCGAAGGTGCAACACAAGATCAGAAGAGCCGCATTAGTGAGCTTACGGGCAAGCTATATGACATGAAGGCCGCGCAGGATGCTTCAACGCGCGCCACAATGCTCGCATCGAAACAGGCGGCGCAGCAGGCCAATGATGCAGCCAAACTTCGCTCAATGTCTTCCAGTTTCGCTCAGCAGATAGCGATTCTCAATGAAGAGCAAAGGAATGGTGCCCGAAGCGCAGCCATGCTGGCAGCGAGATTGCAGGCCGGGTCCACAGCCACTGCGGAGCAGAGAAAAGAGATTGGCGAGCTGGCTGGCAGGCTATATGACATGAAGCAGGCGCAGGATGCAGCAGCATCATCGACTGAAAAGGCAGCGGCTTCATCTGGCAGGATGGAGATGATGATGAACCGAGTTGGCTTGGCAATAGCAGGTGCTTTTACGTTGCAAGCTGCCGGTCGCATCATTTCTATAGCGGATCAGATGTCAATTCTTCAGGCTAGGGTTGAACGGCTTTCTCCTTCAATTGAAGTTGCAAAGAGTACAATGGCCAGTTTAAGCGCTATCGCAGCTCAAACTGGCAGCAGCCTCGATGATACGGAAAGGCTTTGGGAAAAATTAACTCAGTCATTAAAATCTGCTGGCGTATCAAACTCTCAGATCCTCGCCCTTACAGAAACTCTCCAAAAAATAGGAACTGTTGGCGGCTCATCCAGTGAAGAGATGAGCTTAGCTCTACGACAATTCGGGCAGTCTCTGGATGGCGGAACTATCCGGGCGGAGGAATTTAACTCGATTATTGAGCAGATGCCGGAACTGGCGCGCCAGATGGCAGCCGGTTTAGGAATATCTGTTGGTGATTTACGTAAGAGGATGCTCGAAGGCAAGCTAACAGCGGAGGATGCGCTGAATGCAATAAGATCCCAAGCTGGGAAGGTGAGTGAAGAATTCGACAAAATGCCTTCAAGCGTCGAACGCGCTACAAACTCATTGGATGTGGCATTTAAAAACGTGATTTCAGATTTGAATGAATCCATTGGGCTGACCAGGTCTCTGGCCGGCGCCATGACCCAGCTTTCAAACAACCTGAATTACTTCAATAAGAATGCAGGAGATGCAGGAAGACTGCCAAAGTTGCTTGAGCTTCAAAAGCAATATACAAGCGAGGTTCAGGAAGGGCAGAAATGGTGGGAGACTCAGTCTGTTTACCAGCAGCGCGTTGGGCAAGCGGCTTTCAACCTGAAAAATACAGAGTCTGAAATCAGAAGCATTCGAGCAGCTTCCACTAAGGAGCTTGAAAGCCAGTCCAAAATTGTTATTCCCAAGTCGACGGCTGACAGTAAAGAAGCCAAGGATCTGGAGAAGAAGTCTCAGCGGCGCTTGGAGCTTTCAAAGCTGGAAGGTCAGGCTAAAGCAAGGCTACAGGCTCAATATGATGCTGAAGATGCCGGCATAACTGATAGCAAGCGCGTGAAAGCGCTGCAGGAAGAATATGCTGCCACTGAGAAGAATACGTCTGCAACGAAAGCTGGAAATGCAGAAGCTAAGAGATCTGCATCTCAGGCGGAATCGGTAACGCAGAAACTTGAAGCTCTCAGGGCTAAGTCAGAGCAGGTAGGCGATACGACGAAGGAACTGTCACGAGCTCAGTCAATTCTGGCTGCTGAGCAGTCATTAGGTAAAGGCGCTACGGATGCTCAGATAGAACAGGCCGGGAAGTATGCGGCGAAAATCTGGGATCAAAACAATGCCCTTCAGCAACAAGCCCAAATAAAGCAGGGCATGAAATTTGCTCAGCAGGAAATAGCCGCCTCTCAGGTAATGCCGGATGCAGTTTCAGGAGCAGTAGAAAATCCTACCGCTCAGATTGACCTGCAGGAGCAACAGAAACTCGAAGCTTTAGCAAAGTATCAGGCGCTGGATGTGCAGAACGCGCAACTTTACGAAGATGCGAAAACAGCTATTCAGCGGCAGGCAGCCAATGCACGCCAGCAGATAGCGCAGAACGAAGCCAATATGCAGTCGCAGGCTATTTCCTCGATCATCGGTTCTGTTTCACAGGGCTTTGACGGACTGGCTAACTTAGCCGCCGGTGCGGCCGGTAAGAGCAGCGGCGCATATCAGGCTATGTTCGCTCTGAGTAAAGGATTTGCTGTTGCTCAAGCCGCACTTAACCTGCAGCTGGCAATCTCGCAGGCTATGGCGGACCCAACAGCTCTGACTCCAGCGCAAAAGTTCGCTAACTATGCTGCGATTGCCAGTGCTGGCGCTTCACTGCTGACCAGTATTGGTAGCATCTCTATGGGTGGCGCTCGCGAGCACGGCGGACCCGTCAATGCCAGCAGCATGTATCGGGTAGGTGAAGGCGGCAAGCCTGAAATCTTCAAGGCCAGTAATGGCAGCCAGTACATGATTCCGGGCGATAATGGCTCTGTGATCAGCAACCGGGATATCGGCAGTGGTGTCGGTGCCGGCGGTGGATTGGTAATGAATTTCAACTTCGACATTCAAACCACAGGTGGCGTTGACGAAGCCACTCAGAAGCAGATGGCTCAGATGATGCAGACCGTTGCGATCCGCACCATTAAAGATCAGCAGCGGCCTAGAGGACTTTTAAGCAAATAATTATTCTTTACTGCTGGCAATGCCGCAATCTACTAATTCCTGAGCACGGGCAATGATTTTTCCCTCAAATTCAGATTTGCGCGGTGAAAGAGATGGTTGGATAGCGAGGCTATCCATTATTTGTTTAAGTTCGAGCTGTTTTTCAGGTTCAATAACTGAAATCAGGTAGTTAAGTACTATCTGAGCGGCCATCGACTCAATCATCAAATCTTCATTCTTGTCCATAAATCATCCCTCTGTTTTGTAAAACATTATATTCGCTTCTTATCACATAACGGTCTACAAGGATTTTATATGCCAGAAACTTTCACATGGATCCCGCAGTCGGGCTTCATGGGCGAACGTACGCCTGATGTAGCTGTGGTTAAGCTGGGCGATGGTTATGAGCAACGGCAGGTTAAGGGTATCAACCCGTTAATGGGGCGGTACCAACTGACGTTCATTGGCTTCGACGATGCCAAATGTTCACGACCTAACGCAGCTAAAGCGGCCGATGCGTTCCTGAAGGCGAGGATGGCTGTCGAAGCGTTCTACTGGACGCCATCGGATACCGGCGTGCAGAGGCTGTATGTGTGCCGGTCATGGTCATTGAAGAAGACCGGCAATCAGCATGAGCTGACGGCCACGTTTGAGCAGGTGCCACGATAAATCAGGAGAAATACCATGACATTAGAACAGCGAATCGAAGCGTTAGAAAAGAAGGTGGCTAGCCTGACTCTGCCAAATGCTAAATCAGAAGAGTTGGAAAAAATTATGCAAGATGCTGTGCAGAATGTTATCAAAAATGCGTGCAGACCGGGTGGGATGCGTAGTAATGAAAGTAAAAAAGCGGCCAATAATAAAGCCGCAAAACAAAAAAATTATTCATCAAAAATGTCGTTAACAATTATTGCTTAGTTATAAGCTCAAGATTTTTGACAAGATCTTGCATCTGTGGCGTATCGATCTTAGACAGGCTATCAATAATGCTTTTACGTTTATAAGGTTCTAGCATTCCGAAAATAGCCATTACCAGTTGCTTCATAGCAACAAACTCAAATGCAATAGCTTCTGGTATTTCTTCATCCATCGTAAAATTGAAGTCAACGTATTGTCTATCAAACATATATTTACCTTCCCAGAGGTAATCAGCCATCCCTCATTACTTTGTGCGCCCATGCCCCAAACATGGACGGGCTGAATACTCAACATATACTTAACTGTCTATCAGCAACATCCTGATATTCGATCAGTAATTTTCCATAGGCTGCCATCTGGCGGCCTTTTTTATGAGCGCAATATGCGAGACATACCAGCAGAACTAATCATCGAAAGCACTGACTCCGGCGTTGGCGCGATGCTCGACCTTTTCGAGGTGGACCTTCAGTCATTCGGCGGCGATGTTATCCGCTTCCACGCTGGCACCAATGGCTATTACAACGATGTCATCTGGCAGGGCCGACAGTACTCAGCCTACCCAATAGCCGTGGAGGGCTTCGAAACAAAGTCCGAAGGCACCTATTCGCGCCCGACGATGAAGGTGGCGAATATCACCGGCCTTATCACCGGCATCAACCATGATTTCGACGATGCATTGGGGGCGGTAGTGACGCGCCGACAGGTGCTGGTTAAGCATCTCGATGCGGTTAACTTCCCGAATGGCAATACTGATGCAGATCCAACTATGGAGGCCGTATCCCGGTTTGTCATTGAGGAGATGGCTGAAGAGACATTCGAGACTGTCACTTATAACCTCGCAACGCCGGTCGACTGCGATAACGCCATCATACCGGCGCGAACCATTCTGGCCGACGTTTGCCAGTGGGTTTACCGCGGCGACGGCTGTGGCTATTCAGGCGGGCCGGTGGCTGATGAGAAAGATAATCCTACCTCGGACATGTCGCGAGATAAGTGCTCAAAGCACCTCACCGGTTGCCGCATGCGATTCCCTAAACCTGAACCGCTTCCCTATGGCGGCTATCCCGGCTCTTCAAAGGTGTCCTGATGCTTGAAGATGAATGCCTTGCATATGCAGCACTATCCCATGACGAAGTGTGCGGGCTGATTGTTGATGGTGAAAGGCTCATGCGCTGTGATAACCAGCACCCGGACCCGGGGCGAAACTTTCGCATAAGCGATACAGACTGGATGAGAGCGGAAGCGGCGGGAGAAATCACCGCCGTTTTTCATTCCCATCCAGAGCCAAAGCTCGTTCTTTCGTCTGCTGACAGGGTGGCGCAGATATCAACCGGCATTGAGTGGTGGCTGGCGAGCGCCGGCAGGCTTCGAAAGCTCCGGCCGGTACCGCATTTGCTGGGCCGCCGGTTCGAACATGGCGTGATGGATTGCTACACGCTTTTCCGGGACGCCTACCATCTTTGCGGTATAGACCTGCCAGACTTCGAGCGCACTAATGGATGGTGGGTAAGGGGAGAAAACCTCTACCTGAAGAATATGGCTTTCAACGGATTTTACGAAGTTACTCCGGCCGACATCCTGCCGGGTGATGTGATCATTAGGCGCGCCTTCCCTGAGTCAGATCCCTGCCACGCAATGCTATGGCTAGGAGACAACACATTTCTCCATCACGAACTGGCCGGGCGCCTCAGCCGCCGCGAGCCCTACCGGCAATCCTATGTAAGCCTGACGCACTCTATATGGAGGCATGAACAATGCTCATCTTTAGATTTGCGGGGAATCTCCGACGACATTTCCGCCAAATCACTCTGAATGTCGATACACCTTCGCAGGGCCTGCGCCTTCTGCTTGCTCAATGTCCCGAATTCAAACGCGATTTCTATAAAACCCGTCTGAGGCTTCGCATCGATGGTGGTGACGTGTCACAGGGTAACCTCGAATTCCACATGAACCGGCACCTTAAAGACGGCGCCACAGTGCTCTTCGTGCCGATCGTAGAAGGGGCAATCAGTGCAGTAGCTGCGGTCTGGATCATGGTGGCCGTCACGGTCGCTTCTGTCGCTTACTCACTCTACATGACCTCTCACATGAAGACGCGGAGCGCAGCAGACCAGGACACAAATTCCATTACCAACAACTCATTCACCAGTGCAGAGAACCGAGTTGGCCAAGGCCGGGCGGTTCCAATACTCGCTGGTGAAATGGTGGTTGGCAGCAACATTATTTCTCTCGGCATTGATACCAGCAACAATCAAGACTGGGATATTTCCATCAGTTAAGGTGAAAGCATGAGCTCAGGCGGCGGTGGCGGTAGCACTCCCAAACTTATCGACGACAACCTCAAATCAAAGCAGTTTCTCAAAGTCCTCGATCTAATTAGTGAAGGTCCGATTTACGGACCGGTAGACCAGAGTCACCTTTCATCATTCATGCTGAATAAAACACCCGTTACTGATGCAGCCGGCAACGTCACTATCAACGGTGTCAGCGTGGCATGGCGGCCCGGCTCTGCAAATCAGTCCCCGATCACCGGCTTCGACGCAATTGAATCAACCACTGTCGTTAATACGGATGTAACCCAGAGCACGCCTCTAGTGCGTACGGTAACCGACACTGATGTAACACGTATACGCATGAATATCGGTGTAACCGGCTTGGTTGAGCAGGACACCAAAGGCAATCAGCACGAAACTGCAGTCACTATGGCTATAGAAACGCGCACTGGCTCGACTGGATCATGGAATATTCAGAAGACCGTCACTATCAGTGGAAAGATATCAGGTGAATATCTCGAGGCGCATATCATTGACGCTCCGCTGCAGAAGCCATTTGATATCCGTCTGCGTCGCATCACTCCAGACAGTTCAAGCGACCTGATGACCAATGGCACTATCTGGAACAGCTTTACTGAGATCACAGATGACAGCCTTTCATATCCGTATGCAGCCGTAGCAGGGGCAGTGATTGATCGGGACCAGTACACCGACACGCCTACGCGCACATATCATCTGCGAGGGATTATTGTTGATGTGCCGGATAACTATGACCCGATTGCCAGAACCTATTCCGGAATTTGGACCGGCGGGTTTAAATCCGCATGGACCAATAACCCCGCCTGGCTGTTTCGCGCACTAGTGAAGAATACCCGTTATGGACTGGCTCGCCGGGCAGGCTACATCGATGTTGATGATGGCAGCCTGTATGTCCTGTCTCAGTTCTGCGATCAGCTTGTCGATGATGGCTATGGCGGTAAAGAACCACGCTTCACCCTTAACGCTTATATCACTGAGCAATCCAGCGCCCGCGATATTCTCGACAAGATTGCAGGTATGTTCCGCGGCATTGCTCTGTGGGACGGCTTGCGCTTCTCAATCATGCTGGACAACCCGCAGGACCCAGTTGCAGCTGTAACAAACGCCAGCGTTGTAGACGGGCTGTTTACTTACAGCTCCATGAAGCGTTCAGAGCGATTTAACGCCGTTGTGGTGTCCTGGACTGACCCAAACAACGGGTGGGAGCAGGTCAAAGAATACGTCTCTGATGACCAGATGATTGACCGGTATGGCTACAACGAAACAACGCTGGAAGCCTTCGGTTGTACCTCCCGCGGGCAAGCCTTCAGAGCTGGAAAATGGCTGCTGGAAACCTGTAAGCGGGAAACAAAGAAAGTCACATTCAAGATGGCGCGAGATGCTATCGCTTTCATGCCGGGCGATGTTATTGAGGTCATGGATAATGATTACGCTGCCATCAGACTTGGCGGCCGCATAATTTCTCACAGCGGCGCTGTGATAACAGTGGATACCGATGTTTCATCTCTGGCCGGTGGCGGCGACACAATGTCGCTTATGGGCTCGAATGGTAAGTTCACACGCTATCCGATCGCCTCAGTCTCAGGGCGCATCATTACCCTGAGAGTTACCCCTAACTGGGTTAAAGACGGGACGATATTTGTTATCTCTACCGGTGAAGTAGCTACGCGCTTGTTTCGGGTTATGGGAATATCTGAAGACGAAAATAACTCTGTCTACAGCATTTCAGCAACGCTCTTCGACCCTAACAAGCAGGCAATCGTGGATGATGGCGCGGTATTCGAAACGCCTAACGACACCCTGAATGGATATCGCGTCCCGAACATCGAAAACCTCCGCATCATTAACGTTAACAGCGAGACTGTTCAGGTTACAGCAACCTGGCAGACGGCTACGCTGACCAAGAAGATCGTGTTCGAACTCTACGTTTATAACGCGGATGGGAAGGTTGTTGCTCAGTACGAAACCGATCAGTTCCGTTATGACTTTTATGGTCTGGATGCCGGCATTTATTCGCTAGGCGTGCGTGGACGCAATGAGAACGGCATGAAGGGGGCTGAAACTCAGGTCACCCTGGTGATTGGCGCGCCGTCTGCACCGTCATTCATTCAGTGGACTCCAGGTATATTCTCAGCTGATATTGTCCCGGTAATGAATGTCAGCGCGACAACCGACACGACATTTGAGTTCTGGTACACAGGGGAGATTCCGGCCAGTTCAATCGGCGCGGTGGAAAGAGAGGCGCAATTCCTCGGAAGGGCGTCTCACTGGACTCTGCATGGCCTTAAGGCTGACCGCACCTACTACATGTACGTCAGGACGAAAAACGCCTTTGGTGTTTCACCGTTCGTTCAGGCTTCTGGTCAGGCGTCCTCAGACATTCCGGGCATGCTTGATTACATCGATAAAGCGATACGAGAGTCGGAGGCATTCGACCGCCTTACTTCGAATATTGATACGAACATTGAAGGCATACTTCAGAACGCCCTCAACCTTGATGCTTCAGTTGATCACCAGTTCGAGGCTTATGGTCGCAACCGCGCTGATATCATTTCTGTCCGCCAGACGGTTGCCAATAATGACAGCGCCTACGCCCAGAAGTTTGAGCAGATTCAGGCCCAGTCAGACCAGAACACCGCATCCGTGCAGCAGGTATCCAGCGCTTATTCAGACCTTAGCGGCAAGCTTTCTGCTCAATGGGGCGTGAAGGTGCAGGTGGACAGTAACGGTAATAAATATGTTGCCGGCATGCAGCTGGGTGTTGAAGGTAATGGCGGAATTACTCAGTCTTTCGCGCTATTCAGTGCCGATAACTTTGGCATCTACAACACCACAAATGGAACCTATCAGCTCGCATTTACGGCCGTTAATGGACAGGTCTTTATGCGCGACGCCTTCATCAACTATGCCTCAATTACGCTTCAGAAGGTTGGCTCATGGTATTCAGCAAACTATGTGTCAGGACAGACCGGCACGATCATGCGCTCCGACGGTTCATTTGAGCTTAATGGATACAAAGCAGGATCAGGTCGAATGACTCAAACAAACAATCAGCTAAGCGTGTATGACGGCAATGGTGTGCTGAGAGTTAGGATAGGAGAACTTTAATGGCTTACGGCTTTGGGACTTGGGATGCCAACGGTGTCGATAATAATACCGGTCTCGTTAAAATAAATGCGATCGGTGTTATGTCGATAGATTCAACCAGTAATTATAACCAGGCGTTTTCATTACCTTCAGGTTACTCACTAGACTATCTCTTTCAGGCCAGTGGCGACAGGAACGGCAATGGCAGAAAGAAGATATATGCAAGCGGTGGAAGCATATTAGTCAGCCAGGTATCCGGTTCTGATTACTCGGCAGGCACCTTTCCCAACGTGCCGGGCAATATATTGGTGTTCGTGAGGTAATATGTCCTACGGAGCAATGCTGACAGACTCAGCAGGCGTGCCATTTTATATTGGCGAAACAATGCCATTAACCCTTCTTGAAAAGCGCGGACTTAGTGTACCTGCGGCGTCAGGGTCGGGAGCCGTTATAAATTTATTTAACAATGACGGGGTCATCAGGTTTGTTTTTGTCAACAGTAATGGCGCTCAGGGCAACGCACAAAGCACGTGTGAAGCGCTGGAGTTATCTGGTGGGGTCTGGAGCTTACGCTGCGCTGGCGCGGCAAGAACAGTCAATGTTTATATTTTCGGGTACCAGTTTCAGCCAATTCCTGCATGGGGAATTCAGATAAATGATGCGCAGGGCAGGTGCATTCTTACCAATGAGACTAAGGTTCTCCGTGATGTCCAAAAACTTGGAGATGAAGCATCTGACGCAGGATCCGGCCTCAACGCCAATTTTAATATTAGCGGAGAGTGGGCGGTCGCCCCGGCTTATACTGGAAATTATACCGGCACAGTGAGTCAGGGAGGGCAGGTATACCCAGTAGTCGCTCAATATGCAAGCAGCGCAAGGTTCAACGGCAGCACCACGCAAATCACCAGTGGCTATATAGGCAATATTAATACTGGCGGGGGCGGTACTGGTACTCTTACCAATTACCGAAACCGACTGGTAGCTGTGAATGTTTTGAGGTATTGAGATTTTCGATCATTATGATTGATAAATGATGTTGATGAATTTTCGTGTCCTAGGTATAAGAGATAAAATTTTACAAGGATGATGAAATGAAAAAAATTCTCTTATGTCTAGTTCTTTCCACTCTCGCTGGATGCCAGTCATTGCCGCCGCAACAATGTTCAGCAACGGCGCGGGTAGGCGGTTAGGATGTGGCGGTGCCGATTTATGGCGTCAAAAAAGTGGCAAACCAGACTAAGTATTACGCAGGAAATCCATTCGGTTGGCAGTGGGTATCGAAATCAAACTTCACCGGAAGCACCTGCGACAAATAGTAAATAACTCAAATCAATGAGCCCGGCCACCGCGCCGGGTTTTTTATTGCCCGGAGAAAGCTATGCCAGCAGGCACTATTGCATTAACCAATAACTCAACAGCTGTGACAGGCTCGGGGACCAGCTTCACAACTGAGCTTAAAGCGAACGATTTTATTGTTGCGGTTGTTGGCGGGATTACTTATACGCTCGGCGTTCAGTCGGTCAACTCAGCAACAGGCTTGACCCTAATTACGGCGTACAACGGACCTAACTCATCTGGCGTGGCATGGACAGCAGTCCCGAATGCGGCACTTGTTGGGATTACTGCACAGGTGGCCGCC